AAGAGATGGGAGGAAAACACACCATTCCCAATCAATACACAAGCACATCTGTGTACAACATACACAAAGATGTACAATATCTCTCCAACATGTCTAGCCGAACCACAACAACCATGTTCAGAAACAACATGAAGAACATTTTAGATTGTGTGTCTGTGGATCAACGCATCGAAAACGAAGAGACCGGTGAATTGACTCTCAAATCCGTAAAAATAACAGATTCTAAACAATCACATGGGGGTAATTTAGTAGCAGATTCATTTCACACCAGTAGAATGTGGCAAAATGCTGAGCCTTTAGCACGTATTGTTGTAGAGACGTTATCTAACATGTCATATGTACTCAATTATATGGACAAAAACCTAAGAGACAACATGCAAACATGGGGACAATTTAAAACCAAATCGATTATTGAGAATACAACTGAATATGTCGATCTGTTACATGATACAATCGAAATGACTCTAGAAGAGCTACCAGGTACTAGTCGGACAATTGAGGGGGTTCTTGGTTGATACTCTCATCTTGAGTGACATCAACAATCTTTGCATCTTCGATCAGTTTGTCAAGCATCTCTTCTCTTGTCAATGACAGTTGATTGTTATGTTCTGCTTCTAATAACTGGTGTTTAGCAGCAATATCTAATTGTTTTAACTTGGTTGATGAGTCACTTTTCTTGTCTTGTATAAGAAGCTTGCTCAACGTGTCAATACTCGAGGTAGTTGCTTTCAACAACTCTGCTAAAGAGCTCACTCCATCAGCATCCGGTGCGCATTGTACATATTGCTTGACTGTACCCACCATGTCCATACTGTCTTGAATCAATTTCCCGGTGCTGTTCAGTATAAAATCTTCCAATTCATCTGGTTTGAGCTTAAAATCATCATTCTTATTAGCAGCTTTCACATCTGCATGATTATCTTTCAATTGATTTATCAAATCATCAACACTCTCAGAGATATCTTCACCTTCCGGTAGAAAATCATCATTTGAATCTTCATCCATGCAAATACTTATCTAGAAAGGTTGAATATCAAGAGACATACTGTATAATAACATTATGATAACAGTAAATGTGACAGGACATGGGTCGTTTGTTATTGATAGTGGCAAACTTAACGAGCTTTTGAAGTGGTTGAACAATAACTCGATGCAAGTCGAGGTAAACAAGAGACCGTTACACTCAAATGATACATTATTAAATGAATAAGACATGATAAATATAAAATTAAAAAAATCACACCCGGATGCAGTGTTACCACAAGCAAATAATCCTGATACTGGTACAGGTGACACGGGATTCGATCTTGTCGCTGTGGAAAATACTGTGATACCCGCTGGTAAAAGTAACGTTGTACCTGTAGGTTTAACATTAGCAGATATAACACCAGGTTATTGGATACGTATCGAGCCTCGAAGCGGTTTAGGCTTCAAGCACAGTATACAACCACATCTAGGTGTTATAGACAACGGGTATAGAGGTGATCTAGCTGTGAAATTGTATAATTTTGGTGATATGAGTGAACATAGAGTGAAGAAAGGTGACAAGATAGCACAACTTGTTGTATATAAATTGTTACAACCCGTATTTTCGTTCACCGACACGATTACAGAATCTATCAGAGGTGACAAAGGCTTCGGTTCATCTGATCATGGGTGTACACCTGACAGTGTTTCAACATCAGACGGGTCAACAACGTATACAGCGGAAAATGTTTGAGGATCTATGGATCGAGAAGTACCGACCTGGTACTTTTGATGATATTGTGTTATCTGACAGAAATCGTGAACTTTTAACCAGTATAACAGCACAAAAAAGCATACCAAACTTGTTATTCGCCGGTAAGCCTGGTATAGGTAAAACATCTTTGGCTAAAATACTTGTAAATGATGTACTAAAGTGTCAGTACCTATATATAAACGCTAGTGATGAAAATGGAATTGATACTATCCGAACCAAAGTCACCAATTTCAGCAAGATACGTAGCATCGACGGGGCTATAAAGGTGATAATCCTTGATGAAGTTGATGGTCTCACAATAGATGCACAACGAGCATTGAGAAACACAATGGAGGAGTATAGTCAATACGTGCGATTCATACTAACAGCTAATTTTAACCACAAGGTTATACCTCCATTGCAGAGCAGATGTCAAAGTTTCGATTTGACACCTGATATAACCAGTTATACCAATAGAATTGAACAGATACTCGCAAGTGAATCGGTTAAGCATGAGGAAATAAACACATTGGTCAAAAGATTCTACCCGGATTTACGTAAATGTGTCAATGAATTACAAAAGCTCAGTGTTGACGGAGTTTTAAAATCAGTTGATAGTAAGAATTTACATGAACTGACACAGAGTATACTGTTACTAATTAGAAACAAAAAGACGTTTCAAGCACGAAAATTCGTTATAAACAAGGAATCTGAGTTTGGTAGTGATTATCAGGTGTTACTAAAGAATCTATTTGAAGATATAGACAAAGAAACAGTAGATGTAGGTAAAAAGAGAGAGTGTTTGCTCACAGTAAGTGAGTATATGTACAGATCTGCTTTTGTACTAGACCAAGAAATAAATTTTTATAGCTGTATATTAGCTATAAGCCGAATAATTTAAAAACCTTGCATGTACACCTTGGTGCTGAAATTGTCAACAGGTGCAGGTGTGTGGTCTTGTTTAGTGTCAGATGTAGGTAATGATTTATTACCATCATTCACACCTGTTTGATCGTATGGATTCATGGGATCAGCTGAGTTCTCTTGTTTGATCTCTTGTGGTTCAGCTTGTGTTGGGTCATCACCACGTTGACTGTCTGGAATATCCGGTAAATTGATACCTTGTTCACTATATTCAAGTATTTCAGATGGTACTGTGATGAAATCCATGAACATCCCAGGAGCTTTCTCGCGTACAATATCACAATAAAAGTCATCCGCCATGTATCCTATCTGTTGAGCACCACCACTGACCGCAGGTCGTAATGGTTTGATACAGCTCACGCGAATATGTTCATCACACTCTGTAAACTCCTTGAGTTTAGCTAGTACAACCTCCGGTTGCTTCTTCGCCCAGTCACTCCCCATCGCACCTGATTTGAATTTGACTATATCTCCAGTTAAAAATCCACCACTTTGAAATCTCGTGATGTTACTTTCTAATAATGTGTTGAACTTATTCATTTTTATTATTTATAAAAAAACCTTTCGATAAGTATTTATATGTCGAATATTAATTTAACAACGTTGAATACAGGTGATAGTCAAAATTCAACATACCGAGATTTAGCTCTGGACATGGCTGTAGAAATCAATGTTTTGTCTAGAAATTTATATCGCTCTGAAAATATAACAGATATAAAGACGAGCAAAGACGAAGCCGCAATCCAAAATTCACTAATCAACATCTTCAACACTGTACCTGGTCAAAAATTATTGACACCGGAGTTTGGTCTTGACCTAAGACAATACTTGTTTGAACCTTTATCTGAAGACATTGCTCAAAACATCGGTGAAACAATAGTTACCGGGTTGAAAACCTGGGAACCCCGGGTTATCCTACAACGAGTCAACATAACACCGGATTTTGATCAAAATCAATACATTATATCTTTGTATATCGCAATCCCGGCATTAAATATTTCAGAAGCACAATACACAGGTGTATTAAACACCGAAGGTTTTGTTTATAAAATAACAGATGAGAAGTAAATTTACAGATTTTAATTTAGACACAAACGCATATGCGGCTTTTGATGCTACAAGCCTGAGAGACTTGATCATCGACCGATTGAACAAAGACAACATTTTCACAGACCAAGTGTTTCAAGGAAGTAACCTGTCTTCGATCATTGACATAGTGGCATATTCGTATCACGTGCTGCTATTTTATTTGAACAAGACATCTAGTGAAGCAATGTTCACTGATTCTGTTGTATATGAAAATATGAACCGTATCGTGAAGCTTTTAAACTACAAACCGGTGGGATACAGATCTTCAACATGTACGTTTGAATGTACAACAACTATCCCATCCGGTACATACACAATACCACGTTACTCTTTTGTTGATGCTGATGGTGTTATTTTTTCAACACGTGAAGATATACCTTTTGATGCTTCGTCAACCACAGACATTGCGACGAGCACCAGTAAATACATTTTATATCAAGGTAAATATCAAGAATATCCTGCACAGGTAGCAACCGGAGAGAAGTTCGAAACAATTACCATGGCACTCGACAGATCTGTACTAGTAGACCATCATAGTATTGATGTATATGTACGTTCCGCCACCACTGGACGGATTTCGCAATGGGCAGAGACAGATTCACTATTTTTAAGTAGCAGGGATGATCAGACATACGAGTTACGTCTCAATGAAAATTATAGATATGAAATAAAATTTGGAGATGGTGTGAATGGTAAGATGTTACAAACCGGTGATCAAGTATTTGTATATTACGTCAAGAGTGATGGAGCAACCGGAGTGATCGGCCCGGGAAAACTTAAAAACAAAAACTTTACATTATACACAACAAATCAATTTTCAGTTATCAAGAGTGATATCAAGCAAGAAAAAACAAATTACCTTACATTGAATGATGTCACTAAAATTATCCTCGATAATCAAGTAACATCAACAGATCCTCAGCAATATGAATCAGTAGACGAGATAAGACAGTCTGCTCCTGGTTTTTTATCACATCAAAACCGGTTAATCACAAGTAACGATTTCGAAAATTATGTCAGCACAACATATGGTAACATTATTGTTGATGTTAAAGCAATGAACAACAAGACATACATCGATCAATACATAAAATACCTTGCAGACGATTTAAATTTACAAAAACCGGTGCTCGAATCTAGACTGTTACTGAATCATATTGATTTTGCAAGTTCATCAACATTTAACAACATATATATGTTTGTTGTACCGAGATTAGAAGTTAAAAAGTCGTTAGTAAAGCAATCGAACTTTCTATCAGTCGCGCAAAAGGAAAACATCCGTAATGGTATTGAAAGTGTCAAGAGTTTAGGTCTTGAACCTGTGTTTGTTGATCCTGTATACGTAGCGGTGGATATTTGCGCCGGTTCCACACAAATCACCCCTTCGGTACAGCTAGTTGGTGAATCAAAAATACATGTTGTGAGAAATCCTTCGGTACCACGTGATGTTGCTCAGCTCAAACTTGAAGTGATGAGCAAATTGACAGCATATTTCAAGCATTCACAACTGTCTCTCGGTCAGTTAATATCTGTATCAGATATACATAATGACATTCTATCTATACCTGGTGTTGAGAGTGTGTACACATCTTCCGGTGATACAAAAACAAACGGTTTGAGCTTTGCTGTATGGAATCCAGTATATGAACAAGACTTTAACATATACAATCAAAATTTCACATTACCAAGTTTTAAATTTCCGTTTCTGTATGATATTGATCAGCTGAGCTCACGTGTTGTGATTGAAACATGAGTTTACCAACATTAACGCCAACATATTTCGATATCGAAATTATAAAGGACGGTATCCAAACAGGACGATACAT